CTCGTGTTCACCCAACTTTACGACTCTCATTACGCACCAACTCCCGCTCCTGGCAAGGTAACCGCATCGAAGAACGCATCGTAAATTGCCTGGTTGGTCTCGTTAAGCTCGATGACGCCTTTGACGATCTTCTTGCCGTTGTGCTCCAGTGGGAGCATGGTCAAGCCGAGAGTTTCGGTGGTTGGATCGACGGACTCGGTCGCAGTGCTACTCGCCTGACTCGGCCTGCTTGCAGTGCAGCGGTAGTAGACAAAACGCCTGTTCTTTGCGTCTCCCTGAATCTGTCCCATGAGTGCAAACTCCTTGGCGACGCCCTCCGCGTTCTCGACCAACATGCCGTTAGCATCAATCTCCCAGCCAAGCATCTCGGCGATGATGTCGTCTGGGAACAGCGCCATCTCTAGCTCGCCGGTGTAACCATTGTTAGTCTGTCGCACGTAATACTTGATGTTGTCGGCATAGAACGTGCTTTCCCCGCCATCTGGCGTCGCAGAGAAGTTGACGACGCCCGGAATAGCTACCGGAGTACCCCAGCCTACCGTCCCGGCGGCGACCACAGTCGAGTCTCCCATCTCCGCACCGGTTTCCCCGGTATCCGCAAACGTAATGGCTAGGGTGGCGTCGTTGTCCTGAGCCACCTTGGTCGCGAGGTAGACGGCAGCACCAACACGTCTAGCCATAAATACAGCACTGATTACCTCATCGTTGTTTAGGGCATTGACGATCGCGCTGGCGACCTTTGCGGTGGTGGTGTGAGTCTCGCTCGCTAGTGGGACTACCACGTCGTGGGGAGAGTCCGCCGCCAGCAGCGTGGTGGCTGTGACCGTGATTGTCACCTCTCCGTCTGTCGATGGTGGCTCAGTCACCTCAATACTCTGGGTTTGGGCGACGCCTTTGAACGCAACGTGGACTTGTTCCAGCCCGAATCGAACCTTGTTGGACATGTCAAAAACCTCCTACTAATCGGATTTGGTAAATAACCTGATAGAGCTGCTCGCTCTCGATGAACATCTCGATTTTCCGATACGGCAGGCGCAGCTCTTTGAGCTTGTTTTCGATCAGCATCTCACTGGGCGGATGCTTGATTGTGTGGTAAAGCTCCAGCTGATAGTTGCCAACCTCTGCGTAGTTCTGGTTGTCCGCCTGAACGTCGTTACTGTAGGCGTAAAGCACGACCGTATAGGGCGGTTCTGGCGACGTAGTGAAGTGATGGTAGGCACAAGGGAAGCCAAGACCCCGCATCTCCTGAATCAGATCAAGATACGTCATCCTAGCCGCCCCTCTCGATGATCTGCTCGATCCGCCGCTCCATCGCAGGGACGTGTTTGTCTACTGCCGGACCGATGTGGGGTCGCCCCTCCACTCTGCCACCGCCCTTCTTTGCATGGCCATGCTCAAGGAGGTGGGTCAACTGCGGTTTGCTGCGATTGTGGATCGTGTAGGATATCGAGCCCGGTCGCTGGCCCTTACGCCTCGTCCAACCTCTTGCGTATTCCCCGGTCTTCCGCGGAGCGTTGGCTTTAATATCCTCAACAACTGCCTTTGAGGTTGCATCGACCTCGGCCTCAATCGCTACGGCCACATCCTCGGTGTACTCGGCAATGGCTTGGGTGATCCCAACAGCGAGCTCGTCGATGGATATTACCTTAGACATTCGCCCCACGCTCCTTACATCGCAGTTTGACCCACATACCGTCATCGTTTAGGCGGTCTATGTGGACGATATCGTACTCTCTCTGCGTCTGCTTCTCGGGGACAACAACCCCCATCTGGTAAGACGACATCGCATACGCAACGTCCGTCTTGGGATCAGCATCGTAGACTGACACCGGACGAAAAAGCACCCGGAAGTGAGTCGTGTTCAGCTGATCCAAGAAAGGAGCATACCGCAGAACGAAAATCACGGTGTTCTGCTCATTGACGGCTCTTGCCGCGAAGTATTCCTGCCCCCATAGGCTCTCAAGATCCGCCCAAAACTCTCGCCAGTCCGTCCACTCCGAGACCACATTACCCCACTCGTCCTCGCCCTCGACCAGCTTTTGGATGACGATTTTGCGACGGCGAACCCGGCGCAGGTCCCGCATTTTGTCGAGCTTAGCCTGACGTCTCAGACGATCCAAGGGCCTTCACCCCCATCTGCAGTTGCAGTCGGAGCAGCTCCGAGGCAAAGTTCTCCTCGAAATACTCCGATGCGTTATTGTAGACGTACCGGCAATAGTCCAGCAGCAAGGCCTTGGGCTGTCCGTCGGTCTCATAATCCAG